TAGATGTTTTAGATGAAAATCCGTACGCGACTTTTCTTTCAGATAGTACTCTTACTAATGTTGATACTTGGTTTGATACAGGTTCTTACGCTCTAAATGCTATTATTTCTGGTAAACTTAAAGACGGTGGAGTACCTAAAGGCAGAGTTGTTATTCTCGCAGGTGAGACAGGTACAGGTAAAACTCTTCTTATTAATAAAATTCTAGGGCTAGCACAAAAGCAAGGTATTCATCCAGTTATTTTTGATTCTGAGTTCGCAGTAGATGCACAATCAGCGGAAAACGTAGGCCTAGACCCTGAAAAAACAAAGTATATACCTGTTGAGACTGTTGAAGGGTTGCGTAATACTATTTCTAAATTTCTTGATAAGGTTATAGAAAATAAACTACAAGGCAAATTTATTGTATCTATTGATAGTCTTGGTAACTTGTCTTCGGAAAAAGAACAACAGGATATTCTCAAAGATAAATCGGCTGCTGATATGGGTAGTAGAGCAAAAGGTATTAAGAGTCTATTGAGAACTCTTACCCTTAAAGCGGGTCAAGCAGGGGTTACTGTCTTAATTTCAAACCATACATACGCGGACCCAGTATCTCTTTATCCGTCTCTTATTAAGAATCAATCAGGAGGTTCGGGACCTCTTTATATGGCGTCAGTAATCGTGCAGTTGGCAAAGAAGAACGAAAAAGCTGAAAATGATGATGATGGTGAAATCTTACCTGAAGCAAAAAATTACAGCGGCGCTACTCTTAGAGCGTTGACTGTTAAGAATAGGTTCGTACCGCCATTTCTTGAAGCGTCCTTGTATTTGAATTTCTTGAAAGGTCTAGACAAGTATTCAGGTCTATTTGATATGGCAGTTAACCATGGTATTATTATTCAAACCGGGTCTACCTATACAATGCCAGATGGTACTAAACTAGGATATAAAAAGAACTTTATTAACGAGAAGTTCTATGAAGATAATATTATACCTAAGCTTGAAGAGATCCTTAGTGAGAAATACAAGTACTCACAAGGTATTGTTAAAGAGGAGGTAATTAAAGATGAAGAGTAATAAGATAGTAGTTACTCTGTCTGGTGGTATGGATAGTGCTGTACTACTATGGAAAGCCATAGAATCTGTAGGTAGTGATAATGTTTATCCTTTGTTCTTTGATTACGGTCAAAGGCATATTAGAGAAAAAGAATGTGCTGTATTACAAGCTGATATTAACAAAGTAAGTAAACAGTTTAAAATCGTTAACGTAACATCTATTAGAGATCTTGCTTCTACTAGTTCACTTACTAATGACAATATTAATACACCTAATGTCAAAGAAATGATGGGTGAAGCACAACCAAAATCATACGTCCCGTTTAGGAATATGATGTTTTTGAGTATGTGCTGTGCATATGCAGAGACAGTAGGTGCCAGTGAAGTATGGTATGGTGCTACAAAGATTGATAGTCTTGCCGGTTACTGGGACGCGGAAGAGAATTTTGTGTCAAGAATTAATAGTCTCATTGAATTAAACAGGGAAAAGAGTATCAAGGTAGTAGCCCCCTTACTAGAAATGGATAAGGTAGATATTATTAAAGAAGGAGTTAGACTTGGCGTAGAGTTTGACAAAACATATACATGCTATTCGGGTGAATATCCAGCGGATGCAGAATCAGCATCATCATCACTACGTATTAAGGGGTTTATTAACGCTGGATTGGTAGATCCTATGCCATATAAACAAAATTTAGAAAATGTGTGGAAAAAATATAATTGTAAGTTAATATAAAAAATATGAGTAATACACTACAACAAAGACTTAAAACCGAAACACTCGAGTCCCATAAGCGTGCTGAGAATCACCCCTTAATGGCAAGTTTTATCTCCGGTAAATATGACGAGAAACAACTTTTGCAATTTCTCATTAACATTAAACCAACCTATGAAGTAGTAGAAGAGCGATTACTTTCTTCTAATATTTTTAAGAACAAAGACCTTAAACGCACACCTGCTATTACAAAAGATATTAAGACGTTGACTCAAAAACACGTCAATGAAAACAACTTAGATCTACTAAAGCCGTTAAAACTTACTGAGGAACGGGTCTCTAAGGCATGGGCTAAGCCAGTAGCTTACCTTAAAGCAGATCTTTACGTAAGGTGGTTGGCAGATTTTTACGGTGGTAGACTCTTGTCTGCAAAGCTTGCCCCGTTTAATCAAATGTACATATGTGATAATTCACAGCAAGTCATTAGTGACGTTAGATCAATTGTAGATATTTCTACTGACAGTATAGGTGATGATGAGTTTGTTAATGAAGTAAATAGTTTTTTCGAACACCACGTTACTCTCTTCAATCAAATATATAATGGTATCTCACACACTGCTTAAAGGGTATTTTAACGATTTAGCTGATATTTTTTCTGATTATATGGGTAGCTTCGATAACAAGAAGCTACCTTTTCAGAAAGAAACCCATGAATGGTTAAATTATTTTTATAATACTGCAGTAACTAGACACGTACATCTTGAATATTATAAGACAAATAAAATGTGTGTGCTACACTCAAATATCTTCCCCAATCCCCACGTGGATTTACCTATTTTAGGGTTTGATGTCATTGCGTTAGGGGATAAAATCACAGGAATATTTTTTGATCTTACGCCTACATCCCTGTCTTTATTTGATATTAACAGTTTAAAAAATCTTAAAAGTAAAATAAAGTCACCTACCAGGAATTTACCAGAATGGGCTAATTTTTTTAGTGATGATTTTATATGTATTACACCTGATACGGAAGAATTAGATTACATTTTTAATCAAATTTATATTATTATAAAAAATTACCTTTATTATGTTACTTATCATACTAAAATATATGAAAAGAACATTAGTATACAAAATAATTACTGTATTGGTCAAAAAAAGAACGATAAAACGTATAAATCACTGGCATCTGAGATAGGCGATGACAATGCAAAATTATTTTTAAATAATTATTTGTTTCCTGAAATTAATAAGACTAACTAATTATAATGTGTGGAATATTTGGGTCTAACAATAGAGAACAGTATTTAAATTTACAAAAACTTAACCTAGAAAGAGGAGATTTTGCACATAGCAGTCTCTTAATTAATAAGGAAGGTTTTGAAATACATAAAGTACCGTTGCAAAATACTGTTGGGGTAAAGTACAGGTTTCCTAAAAAAATAAAATTTGATCTATACTTAGGTCATGCACAGGCACCTACTTCCTCACAGCGCAAATTTGATCTAAATACTACTCATCCCTTTATTGTAGAGAATTGGGTTGTAGCCCATAACGGGGTTTTAACAAATTTTAAAGACCTTGTAAATCAATTTGAAATGCCATACAATAATCCTGTTGATACTAGCATTATACCTTACATACTATATTCTACTCAGACCTTTGGTACTAGAAATACAGAAATTGATGTTATTGCTAATTGTTTACAACAACTCAAAGGAACTTACGGTCTGTGGATGTTTAATGCTAATACGGGTAATGCCTTTTTAGCGAGATGTGGTGTTACACTTTTTGCAAATGTATATGAAAATACATTTAGCTCTATACAGGAAAAAGGTTTAACTAGTTTAGATGAAGGAATAATCTATCAGCTAACGTCAGAAGGTATAACACCTGTAGGGACGTTTGACTGTGATAGTCCTTTCTTCACTCTTTAGTCCATACTACCTTCGCCGCGCCAGCCTCCAACGTCGACGCCGCCCCATTCATCCTTGTCGAAATCTTCAATATCTTCATCTTCATAACCAGATGTAACTTCTCCAGTACCTTCGCCTTCTTTCGCTTCTTCAGATTCTTGTGTATCTTCAGGGTCAACTGCTTTAAATTGGTTAGGTCCTGATTTAACAAGATAACCTGTACCTATTAAAGAAGAAATAGACATCTTTGCGTCATTGTCATCTATATCAGGATTATCTTCAATGTACATTCTTATTAACTCATCACGGCTATAATCACCTTCATCTAGAATTTTAATCCAGAAACGTTTCATCGCTGGGTCATCAATACCCTCGCCCTGGCCTGTTATTCCTTCTGTTTCTTCTTCTTCCGTCTTACCTAATTCACCAGCTTTTTTAAATGTATAAGTAGCTAATTTTTGAACACCTGCTTCGGAAGGCTTCTTTTCCATCTTTACCCCTGATACACCATCTCTTTCGTCTTTTAAAACCTGCGCAGCTTTGAGAGCGTTGTAGAGAACTCTTGACGAATATTTTGCATTTGTATTATTAATAGAAGGTTTAACTTCTCTTATTACGGGTGCAATTTCCATTTCATAAAAATCTTTATAAAGCTTAGGTGACTTGCCCCCAACACTTCTAAATTTTTGCAAAAACTTACCAAAAACAGCTTTTGTTTCTTCAGGTGACAAATCGTATTTACCCTTTGCGAGTTCAGGAAATTCAGCAGTAACTTCTTCTCCAGTTCCACCGTAACCGCCTTCGATCTCTACAGGTAAATTCTCATTAATTAAATTGTATCTATGATTTGAGTAAGCTTCAAAAATCTTATGGATGTCATTATTCATTTGAATTATTTATGGTACAGTATATAATATTTTTTATGGATACTGTTATTTGCTCTATTACAAAAAACGGCTTTTTTGATACTATTTTATATAATTCAATCAAAGATTTTGCTTGCTGCACAAACTACAAACAAAACAATAAAGGCAGTATAGGTTTAAGTCAATTTTATAATGAATGTATCGATAGATATAGTAATGATGACAAAATTAAACATTTAATTTTTTGTCATGATGATGTGCAGATTATTAATAGCGATTTTGCAGAACAAGTTAAAAAAGGTTTACAAACGTATGATGTATTAGGGGTCGCTGGTTGTGTGAATCCTAAAATTATAGAAAAAAATTTATGGCATTGGATGTCTGGTGATAAGCAAAACTGGAGAGGTATAGCAGGTCATCCTTATGAAGCAAACAAAGATTCTTTTTATGTAACTTCTTTTGGACCAACTCCATCTAGAGTAGCTGTTATTGACGGGGTTTTTATGGCTATAAATCTAAAAAAGATAGTAGATGCAGGTGTTAGATTTGATGAACAGTTCATGTTTCACCACTATGACATAGACTTTAGCTTGCAATGTAACAAAAATTTACTTAAAATAGGGGTATGGCCAATTCTTATAAATCATCAATCACCGGGATTGAGAGAGTTTGATAATAGCTGGAATGATAGTAACGAAAAATTTATTAATAAATGGAAAAACAAATAGATCAAGACCTTTATGAGCATATTATTTTCTATAATTGCTTAGTTGATAGCTCGTACATCGCTAGTGTAAGCGAGTATATAACACCCTCAATATTTAAAAATAAAGATATTAAAGCGGTTATTAGTATTCTTACTGATTTCTTCAAAGAAAGAGGTACCTTACCAACGAATACAGAGATTAAAGCCTATTTGACAGACGACAACCTTAAGCAAAATTTCAAAAGTGTATTATCTAAATTAGTAGATATAGATAAAAAATTTAATAAAGAAGAACTATACAGTAATACGGAGTCTTTTTTAAAAGAACGGCATGTATTTAATACCTTGCTTGAAGCAGCTGATAAACTTGATTCTAAAAATTTAGATACTAATAGTCTTTTACAGAAAGTTGAGAAGGCTGTTAATATTAATCTCTCTACTAGTCTTGGTACTAACTTGCTTTACGATGTAGACTATTTTATTAAGGAATTGAACAGGGACGAGCCAGTTATTTCTTCAGGATGGAAGTGGTTAGATGATAAGTTAGGTGGTGGTTTTCAAGAAAATGGTAGAGCTCTATATTTGTTTATGGGCGAGACAAACGTAGGTAAGAGTATTTTTCTAGGCAATATTGCCACTAATATTGCTCTTAAAGGTAAGAAGGTATTACTATTAACTTTTGAAATGTCAGAGGTAATGTACGCTAAAAGACTTGCTTCATCTATAACGAAGATACCGATGAGTGACCTTAGAGCTGAAAGTCAAACTCTTAAACAGCTTCTCATAGAGACGAGAGAGAAAGATAAGAAGTCTTCAGTTCTTATTAAAGAATTCCCACCGTCAACAGTAAGTCCCGGTCAAGTAAGTGCGTTTATTAAAAAGATAGTTCAGTCTGGGTATAAACCTGATGCAATTGTACTTGATTACGTAAACCTTCTTCACTCTCCAGTAGGTAATAACAGTTATGAGAGGATTAAGAATATTTCTGAAAAGGTGCGTGCCATGAGTTACGAATTTAATTGTCCTGTTATTAGTGCAACTCAGATTAACAGAACAGGATATGGTGTAGATGAGCCTGGTCTAGAAACTATCTCCGAAAGTACAGGTCTTGCTGCTACTGCTGATGCTATTTTTAGTATTTGGCAAAGAGACGAAGACAAGGAGCTAGGTGTAGTAAATTTAGGTATTGTAAAAAACCGCTTTGGTCCTAATTTTGGTAGTACACCACTTCGTATTGACTATCATACACTTACTATTAGGGAAGACGAAATTATTACTAGTACTGCGGAAGCTTTAGATTTCTCAAGGTCTATCAGTCAATTAGTTGATTAACAAAGGGACTAACTAAGTACAGTAATGAGTAATGATATTCATGTTTTTACAGATGCGGATTTAGACGGTGCTGTTAGCTATTTGACCTTATGCTGGTTTATGGGTAAGAAGCTAAGTGTTACTGTTACTACAGAAAAAAACTTAAAGAACGATTTTGAGACTTTTTTAAAAAATAATAATATTGACTCTTATAAAAGAGTTTATATTTTAGACGTAGATATTTCTAGAGCACCGGAACTGTATGACAGGTCTAATATAACAATACTAGATCATCACCTTGGTAGTATTAACTGTACATATGAGTTTAAAAACGCAAGGACGTTTATTGAGAATGAAGGCAGTGCCTGTAAATTACTTTATAAAAAACTTAAAGAGATTTACAATAAGGATTTAGATCAAAATAAAAAATTACTCGTTTCTATTGGTCACGATTATGATAGTTATACTTTAAAGAATAGAGAAGTTTCTGTCGGTCTTAATATTCTATTCTGGAATTTACAAGGTAATCGATTGGAGAAATTTGCGGAAAAATATTCTGAAGGATTTATTCCTTTTACTAGTGATGAAAATAAAATTATTCTCTTTTATAGAAATAAAATTAAAAAGCATCTTGAATTGACCCCTGTTTATTCGGCACTGGTAACATTAGGTAAAAGAGAAGTTAAAATATGTTCAGTCATGACTGACTTTTGCATTAATGAATTCGCACAGGAAATAATAGAGCTCACAAAGAGTGAAGTTGGCATTGTCGTAAATCCAAAAACACAGTCTGTAAGTTTCAGAAGAAGTAAACAAAGTAATATTGATGTCAGTAAACTAGCTTCCCGCTTATGTAAAGGTGGTGGCCACGAAGCAGCTGCTGGTGGTTTAATTACTCCTGAATTTATGGAATTTACTAAACTACTCAACCAAACAGACAGATTCTTATGATTAATAAAGAGCTAGAATACAGAGAAAACAGCCACTTGTTTAGAGTGTTTTGTAGTTTTATGTGTTTAACAAAAAATAAAAAATTTAATACAGCAAATATTCTTTTGTTGTATCTACAGAATAAAAAAGTAAGAGATTTCTTTAAAGAAGTTTTATCTGTTTACACTGATTATGACGCTATAAAAATTTTTCTCGAATTTGACCCTGTACTTTACAAAAGTAAGTATATAATGAAGTATCTTAACAATACAAAAGGTAAGAACGTCTTTAAATGAGAGATACTAATATACAAGAACTTTATAATACATTTTTAAGAATATCTAGAAAAAAACAAAATAAACCCTATAAGCTAAGAACTAATTGGGCAGATTTCGAAAGCAGTAAACAGTACCCTACATTAATTAAGTTAAAGAACTTTTTTGATAGAAATTTTGTGGTTAATGTAGAAGATTTTTTAACCGCTCCCTATGAGGTTTATGAAGAGGAAGGATTTTACGATTTAGATTTTTATAACTCAATGACAGCGGTTAAGGTTTATAATATTTTCTGTGATAAAAAAAGAAATTTAGAACCTGATAGCGAACTTCAACAGGAAGCAGTATTAAGAGGTATTAATTTTATAAAGAAATTTTGCATCTTAAAAGATATAACACTTACAGAATATTTAAGCTATAGAGAACCTGAAGCTAATATAAACAGCTTTGTGGTGCATTTAAAGGAAAAAAACATCTCTATTTACAATCTTTTTCCTTTTAAGGATTTTGATAAAATTTTTTCTAGTCTAGACTTCTCTATTCTTAGATTTATTTTAAACGATTTAGCCTCTAGAGTATCATTCTTTAGAGCAAAATTTTATTCCTCTAAGACGACAAAAAACATCGCCATTACAGGATTAAAAATAATAGAACAAAAAATACAACAAAAAACAACTTGATTATCTCAAAAAACAATATACATTAATTATATGAATAAATTCACTCCATCAATGTTTGAAAGCATTAAAAGCGCACTGCAAAAAAATACACAGACATCTTCTTATAAAGATATTCTTAAGCTAACACCAGGAAATAACTATATGGTAAGGCTTCTTCCTGATATTAAGACCCCTGACAAGTCCTTCTTCCATTACTATTCCGTGGGTTGGACTTCGTTCTCTACGGGACAATACATTAGCTACGTGAGTCCATCTACCTTCGGTGAACGTGACCCGGTACTTGAAGCAAAATATCGTATCTTGCGTAATGATAGCGAGAGTGAAGATCTTAAGAGCCGTGCAGCGGCTGTTATGCGTAGTGAAAAGTGGCTGGTAAACGCTTATGTAATTAAGGATCCAACCAATTCCGAAAATGAAAATAAGGTAATGATTATTCGCTACGGTAAGCAGCTTCATAAGATTATCGTAGATGCCATGGAGGGTGAAGGTTCTGAAGACTTCGGTCCGAGAATCTTTGATCTCTCTTCTAATGGCTGTAATTTTATTATTAAAGCGGAAAAGCAAGGCGAGTATCCAACTTATGTAAGTAGCAAGTTCTCTCTACCTAAAGCAATTGAAAGTCTTAACGACGAAAAAATTAATACTATCTATGATAGTACAAACGACTTGTCTTCGGTATTGCCTGTTAAGAGCTTTGATGAGATTCAAGCTCTTCTCGATGAGCATTTCTACTGTGTGGATAGTGATTCAAAAGTTAAGGCAGTAAGTACTTCGGCACCAGCGAGGACGGTGTCAGCAGTAGTTGATGCGCCTAAGCCGAATAAAGTTGAAACTAAAGAAGAATCGAGTGATTCTGATAGTAGTTTTGATGAGAATAAGATTAACGAACTTCTTAACGGGTTTGACGATCTTTAAGATTTATGCAACCTCAAATAATTGATCCTCTTGAAGTAGATTCATTGCCGAGTGACCCTAGAGTTATGGCTCTAAGGTTACTCGGTATGACAGCTGCGGAAATGAAAGATATTGATAGGAATATTACAGGGGGTAGCAATAATATTTCCGGTCTCAAGCTAAACGTTGATAAACTAGTTAACGAATTTAATCAAGTTCTTGCGCCTGCGCCAGTTCAGGCAATGGCACCTACTATCAATACTCAGCCTTACCCGCAACTAGCAGTACAATCAATTCAACCGCAACAGGTTGCTTTTACACCTACAGTACCTCAAAGCCCTAACGATCCGAATCAACTAGAATTTGATTTTTATAAAAAGATTACACCAGAAGATTTACATTTGGAGTTAAAAAATATAAACAGGAATATTAAAAACCTAGAAGATAAGCTCAATCTCATACTCAAAAACCTCGATACAAAAAAAAATTAATTAACAAATGCGAATCTTTACCAACAACCAACATTTCAAAAGAAACTTTCTGGATCAAATTTGTAAAATTTCTGACAGCGCGGTAATTAAAGCGGGTAGCAATTTTATAAGTTGTATTACATGCTCACCAGATAACTCTATTATCCTAGCAACTCAACTAGGTGTTAAGACAGAAGAGATAGAAAACACTGTGACGCTTAATGTAGGAGACATAAAGAAACTTGTTAGAGCGTTTGATTGTGTTGATGAAGAAGAAATTGAGTTTAGCATAAAAAATAATAACATAAATTATTCAGATAATAACATACAATTTAAGTACCATCTTTTTGAGGATGGCATTATTACACAGCCAAAGATTAACGTTCAAAAGCTTGATGAACTTGAATTTGATTGCAATTTTATTGTTACAGATAGAGCATTAAATGATCTTATTAAAGGTAGTACCTTTTCTTCTGACTCAAATAAGATTTATCTTTCGTCTACTGGTAACACCCTCAAAGGTAACTTGACTGATAAGACGAGATTCAATATTGATAGTTTTGAAATTAATGTATCAGATAATTTTCAAGGTAAAGAAATAAAAGACTTATGTTTGAATTTTGAAATCTTTAGAACGCTAAGCTCGAGTAAAATTAATAACCTTAATTGTAAAATATCTTCTAAACTAGGTGTTGTATTATTTGTATTTGAAAATAATATTATTACGTCTAAGTACATTGTGTCAGCACTTACGAAATGAAAAAACCAAAAAACTCCATTAAGACGCCAGCTTATTTCTGTAAGAGATTAAGAGATAACGGCTTTATTGTATTAAAACTTTTTAACGGCTACGGTATTCAAGACCCTAGAAGGTGGACTATTTTAATTGACCCAGGTAAATCTTCTACTTTTGTTACTTGTTTTAGTAACAAAAATTTTAACGGAGATGTAATGTTTGAAGTTAATGATGGTGGTATTAGATTTCCTAAAAACTTTATTTTAAAAACAGAGAGTATAGAGGTAGTTATTAGCTACCTGATTAGACACGGTGTTAGTAACGATGCAAAAACATCACCTTATTACCTGTCTCCAGTTAGACTTAATAAGAGTGATGAGAAGAGACCCGAACAAGCCGAACAAAAGGAAACCGTCTAACAAGATGAATGATAAGTTAAGTGCACCAGAAAGAGCACAAATAGAAGATTTGTTGGAAAGTGCAATGCGAGATTATGTTATCAAGCAAACTAAGGTCATTAAGAATAGAGAAGAATTGGTAACAAGAATAAGCGGATTTATCTCTGAATATCTCGGACCTTATATGCTTATAGGATATGATATTAAGGGTCAACCTTTTAATATCATTCAAGCTGCAACTCAACTTGACGCAGATGCTTTATCAACCGCAGTAAACAAATTTATCTTTAGTAACGGACCAGAATGAAAAGCGCATTAATATTAGGAAAAGGATTTGTTGGTACTAATCTATCAAACTATTTTACTGAGGTAGATCTAGATCATGAAATATATTCAAGATCTATGATTGATTATACAAATCCCGATAAGTTAGTTGATTTTTTAGAGAGTAATAAAGATAGATTTCACTGTGTAATTAATACATCTGGCTATACCGGTAAACCTAACGTAGACAGCTGTGAATTAAACAAAAAAGAATGCTGGGAACGTAATGTTATTAATACAACTAATATTGTTAAAGTTTCTAACGATTTTAAACTACCTGTAATACAAGTAGGTAGTGGTTGTATTTATAACGGCTATGAAAAAGATTACACTGAAGAGGATGAACCTAATTTTGGTCTTTTTTCTGATGATAGTAGCTTTTACAGTAAATGTAAACATGCTAGTGAAATTTTATTAGATAATTATTGCGTTTATATTTTAAGAATAAGAATACCTTTTACATATAAAAATACTACTAAAAATTATCTCACCAAACTTTTAAATTATAATGATCTTATTAATGAATCAAATAGTGTTACTAGCATTAGCGATTTAAATAACTTTATCTTTAGATTTTTATTTTTACTGAGAGATTTACCAGGAGGTATATACAACGTTGTTAATAATTCTCCCGTTAAAGCTTCTGATGTTATAGACATTATGAAGAAAAATGGTATAGAAAATGCAAATTGGAATTTTATTGAAACTTCCAAACTTAATACTAAAGCAAAAAGAAGTAACTGTGTTCTTAGTACTAAAAAAATAGAAGGTATAAACCTACCTCTACCAAATTCTCTAGAGTCGATAGAAAGAGATGTTAAAATCTTTAAAAACTTTATTTAAAAACAAAGCCAAAGTTAATTCACCTCTAACGCGAGGTAATATGTATTGCGTATTAAAAGGTACTTACTCAGGGGAATATTTTATCTTTATGGAAAGCAAAGAAAACGAGCATTATTTTTTTTCTTTGCCTGATAAAATTGTAAGAAAAGTACCTTTTGATTCTTTTCATGTAGGTATTAATGGAGGGGTTTTAGACATGGTGGAGCTTTTACCTAAAAAAGTATTTTCTGTGGTAGAAAAAGAGTATTTTTTAATAAATAATAATATAAATGGAAACAGTAACTCTAAAGAAGATAATTAGTCCTATTAGCGGTCACTGGGTCGAACCTAAAATAGTTACTATTAAAGATAGACACAGAATTATTACAGAAGCACATTGGATTGATCCTATCTCTGGTGCTTTTATAAGAAAAGGCATTGTTAAGGTAGAAGAATTAAAACAAAGTTGATTTATTAAAAATATATTTTATTATAAAATGTGTTTTTACAATTAACAGAAGATTACGTAGCTTCAAAATTTTACCGCTATTGTGGTAAGCCTTCTTATAATAGAGCACAAAAAGTTTACCAAGGCTCTTGCCCTATTTGCCATGAAGGATCTTCATGGCTTAAAAAAAGAAGATGCTATTATATTGTGGCTAAGACATCTATTTGCTGTCATAATTGTGGTTGGTTTAGTAACCCCTATAATTGGATTCAGAGAGTTGCAGGTTTGACTTTCTTAGACATAAAAAAAGAAATCGAAGAAGACAGCTTCCCTGAAATAATACATAAAGCAGCTTTCAAAAAAGAAGTAAAAAACAAGGGAGAAACAGAAACACTACCGTCTGACAGTATAAACTTATTTAACCCCGAGCAAATTGAATATTATAGGAATAACAATGTAATACAAGCCTGCTTAAAGACAATTAAAGATAGAAAACTAGATACAGCTGTCAATAGACCCTTTGCAATATACACAACATTGAGTGACAGGGTACATTTAAACAGACTTATTATACCTTTTATTGACTACGATAATAAAATAATCTGGTATCAAAGTAGAAAAGTATTAGACAATGATGATAGACCGAAATATCTCTCTAAGGTTAATAGTGAGAGAGCGCTTTTTGGAGCAAACTCGGTAGATGGAAATTGTAATTATATTTTTATTACAGAAGGACCTATTGACGCTATGTTTATTAAGAACGGAGTTGGAGTAGCAGGTATAAATGAAGGTGATAAATGCTTTACCAGTTTACAAGAAAGACAATTTCTCAATTT